ATCTCTTTACATTGACTCTTTTTGCCAGTTTTTTTATTTGAATACACGTTCACTTCGTACATTAGAGAGGCATGGTTCTCTAAACTCCCGCTGTCCTGTGTTCTCTGATATGCACTGTTACCACGCTCCTCAATCGATACAGCAGGGAAGGATGCAGGGGCTTTGACATATTCACCATAAACGAAGATTGGATCGAACTCAGCACGTAAAGCTGAAGAGATTATTCCAAAGATTGGATTTTCTATATCAATCATCGCCTAAATACCTCCTTCGCTATCCTTACACTTTCCCTCTCTAAAATTTGAACGGTGTTATACATGAATGGGCGACTCTCTATTCCTTTTGTCCAGTGCCATTTCTGATCTCTGTCGTTGAAGTACCACCAACCGGCTTCGCCGTGATTGTTAACGTCATATCGCCAACCAGCTGGAGCGGGATGAGGTGAACCAGCACCTACTATACCTGTACCAAATTCAACATATATCGCATATGGGGCACCCGCTCTGATAATTCCTACCTGTACTGTAGGGTTAAAATAACCCGTTATACTTTCTTCAAGCTCACCTGTGTAAACAGCGCCTAATTCTCTAATCTGCGCTTTAGCGATTTCCACTCCCCTATCTGTGAGTGCTTCAATCAACAAAGAGGTCTTTCGGTTCAACTCTTTCTTGTATTGTTCAAGTTCTCTGATTGCACGGTTAATTTCTTTGGTGGATAAACCGAATATAATCTTTTTACTCACCTACACTCACCTTGCTTACAGCGTAAGAAACGCTGTTTAGACTTTTAGCCACTTTCTTTACGATATAATCGTGGGGCTTGGTTGTATCTAATGAATCTATCCATAAGATGCTTGTTTCGGAGATGGGAAGGTTTATATCGTCTGTGACGAGGATCTTGTCGTAATTCTCCATCTCGCCAAATTGTCTGGTAGAATACTCACCTCTCGCAGCTGATACGTTGATTTTCAAAAGTACGGGTTCACTATATAAAACCTCGTATTCCCCTGTCGGGTTCCCATACTCATCTGTTAGGGGTTCTTTACCCTCGTACAAAGCGTAATAAATCGTTTGTTTATTACGTTCTAACGTCCTCACTCAAACACCCCCACATAAGGGGTTATCCCTTTCATGAGGCTTTCGGGAACATCTGCGCTTTCGTATGTTCGGCTTATACTATTTTCACTATGGGAAATCTGTCCTTCCGCCCCTCGTTTATTGTATAAATATACAGCTATCTCAACTTGTTTAGTTTCATAACGAGCCGGAACCTCGGTAACGCTTGAATCATAGGGATAAGCTCTATCGAGAATCTTTTGTGCGGAAATGGATAGGAGCGTGAGTAGCAACACATCCTCATCCGTTCCGCTTATACCAAGCAAACTTTTTAACTGTTCGAGTTTAAGGTGTATATCAGCCACTCACGCCGCCCCCTTTGTGATTTAATCAGTTACATTGTTCGTAACGGATGTACCAGTAAATGCATAGCCTGTTTTTTCAATCGTAAGGGTAAACACATCGGATTCTACTGCTTGATCTGTCATCGTTAAAACATAATGAGTTGAATCATTTTCAGTCACGGTGAAATCAGTGTATGCTTCACTGCCTTTAGTCAATGTAAAATTATCTTTCTCAAGACCCGTTACTTCTTTGTCTAGTACCACATTAATCTTTGTGGGTTCTTCGCCCTCAATTGAGCTAGACACTTCTACAGGCATAGGAGCTACCCTTTTAGCATTGGACAATTTGACACCTACTGCAGAACCACTGGCGGTTACTTCACACCTTATATATTTATCTACATCTCCAACCGTTGGAGTATAAGTTCCAGAGGTAGCAACTGGTATGTCCTCATATGTTCCCTTTGGTGAACTGGCAATTTTCCACTGATAAGCGAGGTTAGGTGTGGTTAAAGGAGTACCGATATAACCTATAGTCAATGCTTCTGTTTTGGTACCTACTGTAGCTCCGGCAAGTTCAACTGTTGCTAACTCAGGGAGAACCTCCGCAACCGGAATAGCGTCAACTGCATAAATTTTCTTACCAGCCTTTGGCTTAACAAAATTGGTGTTAATGCCTGTTATTTTTGCGTGCATCCATTCGGGGCCATGGTCAAGACCAAGCTGACCGAAAATCTGATACTTAGTTCCTGCTCCGGTCTTAGCAAGCTCTTCCATGAAGAAGTTACCCTTGTTAGGCACAGGTTGCTCAACACGGCTAATTACATCCGGATTGAAGATACCAACCGTTCCTTCGGGTAAGAACTCACCAAGATACAATCCAATTTCACCAAGAGGGGTAAGCAACGTAGAAATAGCAAGACCATTTACGTTTCTTGAATTCGGAACGATGGTGTTGCCATTCTGTTCAGCATCGGCGTTCAACTGGAACATTGACACAGGGTCTACCCACAGAACAAGTCCGTTTGTGCTACCCTGTGAATCGTAAATCCGCTTCATTGCTTCTGCGACATCCCATACTCTAATGGCTTCACCGTTAAGGTTGACGATGTTCGTTTCAATTGCTGTAAGTATTCCACGGGTCTTATTCGCAGTAGTATCATTATCGGCTTTGTTATATTCGCCATTGATGAAAGTGTATTCAATATCTCTTGCAATCTTAGCCATACGTGCAGCAACTTGAAAATCAAGTTCATTTGCGGGATTAGCGGCTTGCCCTGCAATGTTCACGCCGGAAAGAGTACCCATATTGGATTCCTTACCGTAAGAGATATAAACGCTCTCCTGGAAAATCTGAGTTACGTTTGTTTTCTGCTTACGAGTAATATAAGTCGCCTTGGGAGCCGTCAGAGAATCGGTTTCAGAAATTTCAGGTTGAGAGCCGCCCCCTGTCTGATATTCCAATCCAGTAACAAACTCTACAGAATTGGTAGTCCTGGCCCTATTTGCAATAAGGGTACTGAATGGAACCTTAGTATTACCTTTGTTGAAGAGCATTCCAGAGTAATTCAATACTCCAAAGCTCTGGATAATATTATCTGCCATAACAAATCATCTCTCCTTTACAAAATTATTTCTTCTCACTCATGGCTTGTTGTCTTATCAAAGCAGCAACGGTAGCCATGTCACCGTTTGCCCGTGCTGCTTCAATCTCTTTCTCAAAAGCTCCACCGGTGTTACCCCCATCCCCTGCGGGCGGTTTCGGAGTGCCTTTTAGCAATTCAGCCTTTACAGCCTTTTCTACGGCTGCTTTTTGAGCAGAGATGAGATCAACCATGCTTTTCGCACGAGTCTTAGTCGTTTCTTCATCTTCGGAAACTACGACATCCAAAATTGAACTATAATCCTCTTCAGTTAATCCAGCTGCTACGAATATTTCTTTAGCTCGGAGTTTCGCCAATTCTTTGGTGTACTGTTGCTGTGATTCTATGGCTTTCTCTAATTCGGCTTGCAGTTTCTCTTCATCCGTCATTGACTTTTCCTGTAATTCTTTCAATTGCTTTTTAACCTTCGCAAGCTCCGAAGCTGTTTTGTCGAATACATCTTTGTTCACCGTTTTAGGTAAAGTGGAAGGGTCTACCAAACTCATACCTTCTAACGCTTCATTAATTTCGTCGAGTGTCATATTTTCCTTGTAGGCATCACCTAGTAACGTTTTTAAATCCATATTTTATAACCTCCTGCGTTTTTTATAGGTGTTCTCTCACCGTTAATTTTGAGTTTTCATTTGAGCGTGTTCTCTCACGCTGTTTGTGGTATTTACGTGCTTCTCTGCACAGCTAATAAAAAGAACGCCAATCTACCTATCTCTAGGTTAACTGGCACTCTCACGATGCTCTGTGTTGATTCTATTCAATTTTTTACAACGAGGACATTTTATTTCCGCAATTCCTTTAACCATTGCTAACTTTTTACCACACTTTTCACATCTAAATTCAATCAATCAACATCACCACCCTGTATAGACTTGTTATTCCCCGGCGTAGTGGTCGCCTCTGCGGTAAGCCACTTCTCTAAATATTCCCGTGAGTCTAAATATACTTGCTCGGGGTCACTATATAGCCCGCAATGTGCTATAGCTATCTGGGGATGAATTCCTGCTTCCAGTTGGTTCTGTAATCCCTGAGACTTGACTAAAAGCGAATCCGTTTTGTTTCGAGTAAACTTAATGTCAATCTCACTCAACCTCAAATCAAAGTTTACGGTATCCCTAATTATTCTTAACACCAACCGAAGGAATCTCTTTTCAGAACCTTTGAACATCAGTTCGGTATCTTTAGCTCTAGTCTCGGCAGCACTCCATCCGTCACGTAGCAGTACAGCTTGTCCCGTATCACCTGTTGAACGGTTTCCACCTTTTCTATCGGGCATACCGCAGATAATCAGAACCATTTGGTAGATGTCGTCTTTTGTTACCTGAACTTGCGACTGATTGAGTTCCTTTGATACAATATCGACATCAGCTGGATTATTAGAATCACTCTTAATCTTCAAAGCACCCATCTCTTTTAAGGCGGCAAACTGTTTTTCGTCTATATCACAATTGACAAACTTCATAAACGCTTGAACAAATTGCTCTATTCCATCCATTCGATTAGATACAATGTTATTGAGTGCATCTAACAAGGGTAATACAACCTCGAACGCTCCCAGTCTTGCACTATTAGCAGGGTACTCGATTATGGGAATATCACCTAAAACATGAGGTTCACTATCTATAATTTCATCGTCTATAATCTCATAGTACATATCTTTAGTGTATACACTGAAAATTCTCTGATTATCTTCGGTTTCAATATATTTTACTCCCATTAAAGGCTTCTTACCGAATCCGTTATTGTATACCACAAAAGCATATCTGGGGTCAAGGGTATCAATTTCGAACGGGCTATCGTCGGGGTCTACCCCTGCCAACTCGTCAGGAAGT